CATCTATAAATTGGTCTGGAAAATCATCTCTAATTTTATCAAATTGCCTCCAACCTAAATCGGCTGTAATTAAAACAATATCTTTATTAGCAATCATTTCGTTATACAATGCCCCTGGAAAATAACCACGTTGGCTGGGATACCACTCACTTTTTGGTATTTTTTTTAACATATATCCTCCTTATTAAAATAATTTTTCCAAAAATCTCTATTTATACTTGTTTTAGTATGACAACTTCTACAAAGAGTAATTAAATTAAGTGGATTGCAATTATCTTTATCATAATCTATATGATGAACATCTAATTGTTTTAATCTACCTTTTAACTCATCTTGATTAATTCCACATTCTTGACAAGTGTAATCATCTCTTTGTCTAATAGAATCTCTTAGAGTATCAGTCCATTTACCAGAATATGGATAATAAGTGATACCGCCCTTCCACATTGGATTTTTTTCACCAACCATCAACCCTGTATGGAATAAACTCATTTTTTTTCTAGTTTCTTCACTTACTACTCTTTTACTATTTGCTTCTCCTATTTTAGGACATTTATAAGTTTTACCTTTATTCCAAGTTGGTACTCCTTTTTTACTTATTGAATAACACTTTTTGGAACAATATTTACCCTTACCTATTTTAAGTCTACTTTCAATAGTATTAAACTCCTTACCACAAATTAAACATTTCTTAAGCATTTAATATCTCCTCTAATTTTTCTGGAGTGTCAATTTTATTGTAATGACCACTCACACCCTGTAACCATTCGGGAAACTTAAACATATTTGTCTTTACAACCAACGATGGATAAAAATACTGCATTCTCAAATCTAAAAGGTCGACATCAACTTTGTTATAAGCACTCCAACCATTAGCATTAACTGTAACTCGTAAATTCTCTAATTTTTGCTCTCCAGCAATACGTAAAGCTTCCCAACACGATCCCTCAGTCATTTCTCCATCAGAAGTAAGTACATAAACATTTTTACTTCTATCTGCAAGTGCCATACCAACAGCAATAGTCAAACCTTGACCTAAAGAACCGGTAGACAAATCAATCCCGTCTTCTAAACAACGAGTGGGGTGAGTACCATACTTTTTAACTAATTCTAAAGCGTTTTTTCCTTCATACTTCTCTAAGACGACTGCTAAAGCTGCGAAGGCGTGTCCTTGAGAGAGTATAAATGGTTCGTCTTTCTTCTTAACTGAATAAATCTTATCAATAATGTCGAGGGCGGTAAAATAAGCACTTAAATGAGATAACTTTAATTCGTAGGAAATTTCAACCAGTCGTTTCTCTAAACTAGATAGCATAAAGATATTATATCACGCCCTTTACCAACCGAGTCTACCACCATTTGAGTCCCTAGTTTTACTATCTATTTCGTGTTGAAAGTTTTTAACAGCCCTAGTATCTCCTGAGCGAAGAGCATTAATCATATTCTGCCTCATATTACTAATTTGAGGCGATTCGTTCATTATATTTTTAATAGATTTATCTATAACACCTTGATACTGAGGTGGTGCTGTTTTGCGAGCATCATGTAATTCTTGTAAATCTATTTTCCTACTACTGTCCATAATTTAATTAATTAATAACTTTGGGGAGAATTAATTAGCATTCTCCCCTAGTTTCACTAAGTTGCAGTAAATCTGCATGCAAGTAGCCAATCTGAGTTCAAGAGTTTAGCTACATAAGAGCCCGCCCATGAAATCAAAGAGATACGACCTGCAGGACTACCTGAGTCGACTACGTTCGGTAAGATATATAGTTTAGGTTTATCGCCTTCGAGGTCATAGACTCCGAAAGAATTATCACCATGAACATAGGTGTAGTAGACTGCGACTGTAGAAGCACTTGTTGAAGTAGCTTCACAGACAGCTTGTTCGTCTATGTTGTTCAACCATCTAACCTGATATAGTTCACCCATTTCTCCCTTATACAAATCTTTTACATCAGAATAAGTTTTAGCAGCGATCCATGTAGAATCACCTAAAAGACTGTATTTTGAGTATGGATTTGTTTTACCCATGAAAGTACCATCCTTATAAGGCATAGCTTTTGCAATTTCCAAAGTTTTAGTAATTTCTCTAATAGCGGATGCTGAAAGAGTATCACCTGCGGCTTCGGTTGCAACTGTATGACTATTTGGACGGAAAGCAGTACCGTTTCTAAGTTCTGTTCTAACTACTCGGTTAAGAGTTTCACCCATTGATTGACCGACTACTTCAATCATTTCTTTCTGTTTAGAGTCGATAGAAGTCAAGGTTAAGAATTTAGAACTTCTGAATGTTTTACCGTATTCAGCCAATGTCATTGCTACCGTACAAGCGGTAACTATACATGCTGGAGGGTTACACGATTCAGTAAGAGCGGTGGCATCAATATCGGAAGGTAAAAGTCTAGTAAAATTAACTGTCTTGCCTTCGTTGGCAGGATGAGTTCTTAATTGACCACCTTCTTTCAATATTAAAGCGTATTCACCTCTCTCTAAAAACACTTTCTCGTAATACGTTTGCATTGCGGGAGACAGTGTAGTAGTTGTATTGTCTGTTGCCATTAAATATTCACCTCTTTTATTATAAATGTTTTGCCCACTTAACTAACAATGACTCCCAATTCTGCTTCTAATTCAGCGATTGATTTATCACTATCAGATTTCACTTCACTTCGTACTTGAGTTGGTTTGAGTGCGGACTGCGATACTTGTGTGGCTAACTTCTCGCTGACCTTGCCAACTTCAGTAGTAACTGCCCTTTGATAAGGCTTCATCAGTTTATCTACGAATTTACTAACTGATGCACTGTAAGGTTTGTCTCTTACGACAGCCTCTACAGCTTCGGTTACTGTGTCTGAAAGTTCCTTGTTAAAGTGTTCACTATCTGGGTCAAGTTCAGGATATTTCCTGACAGCCTCTAGGGATTCTGATTTAATCCGACTAATAGCTTCTTGCTGTTTTAATTTCAAGGTTACAATGCCGTCTGCTGTTCGCATAACGTCTTGTTTGTATTGGTCAGGACTAATCTCACTTCCTGGCTCGACTGAAGGTGTGTAAGGCGTATAGCCTTGAGGTTCATTAGAACCTGTAAGTTCTTCAAGTCTTTGAGCCAATGACTGAGCTTTTTCTTCCGCAGCTTTCGCTTTGGCATTAAGCTCCCTAATCCTTTGGTTAGCACCTTTATTGGTACTCTCACCCGTTTCTGTTTCTTCCTCAGGGGTCTCAGATGCCTCTGGACTCTCTTGGTTAGTAACTTCCTCGGTAGGGTTTTCATCGACTGACGGGGTCTCGGTGGTCTCTACTACCACTTCTTCTTTTACGTCATTTGTTGTTTCTTCCATATTTATTACGCACCTGGTTAACCGCTATGCGAGAGCGTTTTCAAGCTAACATGCTTGTAGTTGTACATTTAGATGTACAGTTACAAATATCCTAACTCTTTTTTATTTTTAAGGATTGGTTTACCATCCTCTGTCTCACCAACCATAATCTTATCTGGACCAATAAAGACAGCGTGATGAAGTTCACAGCTCTTACACACAAGATAATAACCTTCTTGCCGATACGTATGCCTCCCTGCCGGAGTGAATGTAAACGCCGGACTATTAAAGTCAAGTGATTCTCCTTCCTCTTTAATTTCTTCTTTAAGTTCTTCATTTGTCATTTAAGTCGGCTTCACAAGCCTCTTGAGCATCAGTAACCTTGTCGATAAGTCTATCGACGATACTTTCAGCTAAATTAATAACTACAGCGTTCTTACCTATTTCATCAAAAGGCATACCATTAGCCATTTGGGTTTTATTGGCGTCTTCCATTTCTTTGATAACTCTTTCTTTTAACTCAACTAGTAACTTCCAGCCTCTTGTTTGACTCATTGAGTAAAAGTCTCTTTCTTCATCTGTTACTCCACGCTTACTAGCTTCGGTATCTTTTTTAAAGGCTTCGACATTAAAAATTGTTGGTTTTAGAGCGGTATTATCCAATTTGCCCTCCCATATTTTGCTGTGGTAATTGTTGTGGTTGAGCTGGTATACCACCTGTTCCTTGAGAACCCTGCATCATCTGCATTGCTTGTTGGAACTTCTGGGCATCTTGATTAAGAGTATTTTCAGCTACTTGTTCTGGTTTAAGTTCTTCAAGTATTTTAGATTGGTCTTTAATTCCCATCTCAGCTACACCTTGTTTAAAGAGTTCACCAAAGTGTAACTTATAGCCATCTTTCTCTAATTCCATAGTTAAGGTATTTCCATTTGGAGTTTGAGACTTAATATAAAGAGTTAAGAGTGAAGCAATATTCTCGGAAACCTTGGCTTTATCGGCTGCATAAGAAGAACCTGAAACTATTTCATAATCATAAATAGTCGAACCAACCTTCCCTTTGTCGATACTTAACTTACCTGATTTTTCATCATACATTTCTTGTACTTCAGGATAATCAGCCGATAATTCGTCAATTTCATCTTTAAACATTCTTATCGCCACTGAACTAGATTGTTTCTTAGCTACTAGGTTAATCATTTTCTTACAAACTTTCTTAGTAAACTGTTCCATAAAGAAACGGTCACTAATATCACGTGAGTTTTCTCTTTGGGCTTGCATAGAAAGAGCTTGAGGTGTTTTACCATAACCCGCTTCTTGGTCTTTAGTTTGAGCGGTATCGGTAGTAGAGAACATGTTTAAAATTGAGGCAGTAGCAGTACCGTAGGTATTCTGAAACGTGGCTATTCCTTGAGGAGATAGATTAATTGGCATAACTGCATTGCTTATCTGACCTCTAACTAACCATTTAGCAGCCGGACCCCACTTAAGAGAACTCATAGCAGCAATATTATCTTTATTTATTAGAGTTGGAGGGTAGATAGACATCTTAACGGCGTCTAAATAGAGATTCCATACTGAATTAACTACATTTTGCATTGATGCACCTCTTTCAAAGTCTCCCATACCCATAAAATCATCAAGCATGGGGATAGAATATTTACAAACTATGGGTAATTCATCGTTTTCATGTGGATTTACTTGGTCTCTAAACTCCATTCCTGCATCAACACAGTAGTCCACCCATCGGTCCTTCTCATATTGGGTGATTACTTCGTAAAACCCTGATTTTGTTGCGGGAGTTCCAGATGGGTAGGCCGACTGTTCACGTTGAGATTTTTCAGTATCAGGTCGATTTTCTTTACTTCCAGACTTTTGTTTCAATGCAGTGATTATCTTGTCAATATTCTTAAACCCATTTTGTTTTTTAAGACTTTCAAAGAATGATAGAGGCCTCCATGTTCTAACTAAGACATAATCCGAGTCTTCCAAAGACATTGCCCCTACTTGAGGTAAGACATCTCGAATGTTAAGTAGCCACATATCAGGTCCAGTATAACCACCCTTTCCACCTACTTCCCAGTCTACTAAAGCAAAGAAGTTTCCATAAAGTCCTGAGTATCTATCTACCATTCGGAGTTTAGTGAGGAAGTCCCATTGAGAGTTAGCATTTGGGATAATGTACTTATCAAGGATAAGGTTCATTAACTTAGATGTTCCCATATCGTTCTTACTAATAGCATTGACTTTACCAGTGGGAAGTTGAGCCATTACCCGATATTCTCTCTCTAATAGTAAAGTTGAAAGTTTGTGGTCAAATACTTGAGATTTAGTTTTCTCCGAACCTTTATCTTGTAGAGTTCCATTAAATAAGTTTTCTAAGGTATCGTATGTCTGCCATTTATCTTTTAAATAAGTTTCGGCTGCTTGTTGTCTTGTTAGTATTTCTTGTTTTAAGGACATAATTTTTGCATAAAAAAAGGCCGCCATATAAAGCGGCCATCGGTGCATTAGAGCACCATAGGTTTAATAGCAATAGAATACACCAACTGCCAATTGTTGTCAATATTTATATCTCTTTCTGATGACAGTATTAAGGGTTTTGAAGTCTGCTTCACCTTTCTTTATCATTACTGTGAATGTTATCTCCCCGAACTCCGTCTGTTGCACAATCATCTCCACTGCTGCGTGTAATTTTACATTGGGTTTCAAGAGAGTTAAGAATGGCACTATACTCGCTTGCATCTGGGTTTCGGTAATTAACATAATCCATTATAAGTCCATTATTGACTCTTAGTGTAAATGTAAATAATCCATTTGATTGTACCTTAAGGTCCCTCTCAATATCAAGATGACAGGGAATATTATGGTCTTTAACTATAAAATCGTATTTCAATAGTTTCCTCCACTAAATAAATTACTGTCATCTGGGGGTATTTCGTCATCACTATCTATTGGTTTAAGACTTTCCATAGCATAACGCCCCGCAGATAATGAATGGTCCAAGAATCCCTGTGGTTCGTTTATAGTCTTACCATCTTTGTCTGTCAACCAGAGATAATTACGATACTCTTTCCAAATATTAATACTTCGCTTAGTAACATAAATTGTTTGGTCTTGGACGTATTGAATCCCCTGTAAGACAGAACCAGGACCCTTCTGAGAGGGGAGAACACTAATTCCATAACTTATTATTTCATCAATTGACTTAGGTTCGGCAGAATCAGCAATAACTAAAGCATCTTCACTTCCCTTAATTACTTTAGCGAGGTCGGCATTACTCATCCCCTTACGATATAAGAGTTCATCCCAAATATAAGAGTTATTCCAAACATAAACATCTACTAGGGCAGATGGGTCGTTAGTGTAACCAAAGTCTAATCCTTTACGCTTTAATCTCGCTCCATCAGGTATTTCATCAACCTGTACCCAACCTTTATAAATACGTCCTTCAGCATCGCCTAGTAGTCCTTCACCATAAACCTTCCACCAATTCTTATTTCCCCGCCTTGATTCTATTGTTTTGACAATGGATTCATCAAGTCCTTCATTGTCTTTATAAGTTAGGATTTCGAAATCAACACCGTCTCGATTCTTAACATCAGTGTAAAACCAAAACTCCGACACAGGGTTCCAGTCTAACCATATCTCTTCTTTAGTACGGACCTCTAGTTGTTCGAAAGTTTCTAGGGGGATGTTATTAGCCTCATTGATGAACAAACGGTCTCTACGGGGTCCACGTACCTTGTGAGGCATATCTAAAGAAAAGAACTCTATCTTTGACCCAGTTTCAAAAGTATAAGTAAAATCTGTCTTATTCCACCTGTCGTCTACAAAATAATGATGGGACTGCATTATATCTAAGAAGTCTCTAACAGCACCTCTCTTAAGATGTGGCATACTCTCTGAAGTAATTGAAGTTAAAGTAGGTGTTTTATCCCGTTGAGCCTTGTCGATTAAGATTTGAATAATAGAAATAGTTTTTCCAGCAGAAGTACCACCGGCTATTCCTTTAATCCTCTTGGTTAGTTTCAACAGCTTCTTCGTTGCTGAGGTTATGATATATGCCATTTAATAAGGGTGTGGGTAAATCTTTTCCATTAGTAGTGTGGTCAATTTTTTCAGTTAGTTTTCCTCTTACTTTATATCCCAATTCACAAGCCTTAGTTCTTGTTTGCCAATCAGGTACATCAACAAAATCAGTACTCGAACCAGTTGCTTGTTTACCACTAACTACACTTATTGTTCTATTCGCTTCAAATGCTTCTTTATGAGTTTTTAATATTAAACTCTCTGGTATAAATTCATCTAATAATATTTCCCACGATTTACTTTCTGTTACATTTTTAGGGTTATCAGCGGTATTATCTGAGTATCCTTCTTCTCTCATTATCTGACCTAGTGGTTTTCCTAGATTTTCCAAGGACTTTTCGAATACTTTTTTAATACGTGGTTTAACTCCCTTCATTAGCAGATTATAGCATGTTCTGCTTAAACACATTTTTACAGCGTGTCCCCTTTCTCTTCCAAGCCATGAAGGTTCGTTGTTCCAAGTGATACAAATTTACATAGTTGACTCTTAACTTTAAGTGGGTATATAGTGGTTACAGTTAAATTTTATATGTAAATTTTATATGTCAGATTTTCCAACCGAGTATAGAACGAAGGATGTTTATATTGCCTCGACCTTAATTGCTTTGGGATATAACCAGTATAGAATTGAAAGAAATGGGAAACAATGTTTTTTTATCTTTGATACTGATGAACCAGGATTATCTAATGAAATAGCCAGAACCGGACTAGAAGTAACCATTGATGAATATTGGTCGGGTAACTTAAAAGTCGATCCTAAAGAATTATTCAACTCCTTTAAAGAACTTAAAACCAGGATGTATGGGGAGGTAAATAATGAATAATTATTTTGTTATTAACAGAAAGTTATTTGAAAATGAACTTTGGATAAAAGAACCCTTTACTAGAGGTCAGGCATGGGTTGATTTGTTTGGTAACGCTAATTTTAAAGATGGTGGTTTTTGGGTAAGAGGAAATTATATTGGAATTAAGAGAGGACAGATTGGTTGGAGTGAGATAACAATGAGTGTGAGATGGAAATGGTCACGAAATAAAGTAAGAAGATTTTTAAAATGGCTAGAAATGAAACAACAGATAGAACAACAGAAAAAGTTTAAGATTACGACAATTATAACTATTTGCAACTACAATAAATACCAAAACAATACAACAGGCGATACAACAGGCGATACAACAGAGAGACAACAGACGATACACAACATACATAAGGATAATAAAGTAAATAAAGACAATAAAGAAAAGAGAGTTATAGAGAAAATCTATCAACCACCCAACTTAACCGAGGACGATTTTCAAGAAATAGCTGAAAAGTACAAGACCACTATAGACTTTGTGAGGTTTCAGTATGACAAATTGGTAACCTGGGCAGAAAGTAAACCCGATAATCCTAAACTCAAAGGAAGAAACTGGAGAATGACACTTATGACCTTTGTTAGAGATGATAAATTAAAAATTACACAAGACTATGCAAAACAAAATAGCGACCTTGCCCTCTAATTTACCAGTTCCCGAAATTGAAAAGGATATAGAATCATTCAATAATGCCAGTCCTAGGCGTAGATGGGAGTTATCTATTGGATGGAAAACAAAATTGTATCTCACAGACGAGGAGAGAAATTATTATATCGAGCAATTAAAAATAGGTAAAAAGATAGTGTTGGTAGGGGAAATGGTCTTAACTAAGCAATTTAACTACCTTATTCCCGTTAGAAATAGATACAAACCATTAGAACCTGGTGAAATTAGATATTACAACAAATAATTATCTTCTTGACACACCCCATATTGGTGGTATCATTAGAGTATCAAGTTACAAATTAAACAACTATGACCAAGTCACAAAGAAAACTCTTAACTAAATATGTCAGTCAATACTCCGACCCTACCGTTCCACAAGAGATTATAGATGAGAAAGTGTCCGAATTATCTAAACTCCATGATGAGGGTAGATTCCTTTTAAATGAAGAAAAGGTCTATGAAAATATGCGAGGTATAGTCAGAGTTAAGAACCCAGTAGACTGTATCGCTGAATGCGAAGCCGATATGGATGACAACTCAGACGATAGTGGTAAATATGAAACGGAGGTAGAACTATGATTACTAACGAACAACTATGGCATTTAAACGAACTCTATTGGTTTAAAGATTCTTTCAAAGACAAAGAAACTACCATAGATTATTTAAAACACATTAAAGTATTAGCAGATTCTCTCGAAGCCAAGGGATTAGTTAAAGAGATTAATGATTATTTAAAATTACTATGACCGAAACTAAAACAATCTATCAAGCCCTATTAGAAGCTCAAAAGAAAATCGAACCAATTACAAAAGATGCTACGGCCAATGCTGGTTCGTTTAAATACAACTATGCCACTTTAGGACAAGTAATCGAAGCAGTCAAAAAACAACTATCTGATGTTGGTATTTCTATAATTCAACCTATTGGAGGAACTGGTGTAGTAACTAAATTAATTTATATTGATGGTACAGAAATTTCCGATAATGGTACACCAATAATTTGTGCTAAACCAAACGACCCACAAGCTCAAGGTTCGGCAATTAGTTATGCTCGTAGATATGGATTAATGAGTTTACTTTGTCTGTCGGCAGAAGATGATGATGGAGTTAAAGCAATGCCCCATGCTTCGCCTACAAAACAAACAGATGATTTTCTTAGAGAACCAGTTAATAGTTTAGAAGTCTTTTGTGAAGTCTGTAAAACTAAAATGGTAGAAAAACACGGCGTAAAAGACGGCAAAGAGTGGACTGGATACTTCTG